TGCCAAGAGGGCGGAAGACATACTGAAACTGATCAGATCAAGACAAGCAAAATAATCTGACATTTTACCAAGGCCCAGGCATTGACTGTGTGGGCCTTGTGTAATATAATAAGGCTATGAATAACATTAAGAAAGCGATCGAATGGATCTTATACAAACAGGTGCCGGCATGGATACTGGTATTGCTAGTGATCATTTGGATCTTACTATAGGACTACAACAATGACAAAAGTGTTTGACGCAACAAAATTTAGAAAAAGTATAACAAAATCAATACAAGGGTTAGGAATAGGATTCAGCGATCCTACAGATTGGATCTCAACAGGCAACTATGCTCTCAACTATTTGATGACCAGTGATTTCAACAAAGGAATCCCGTTGGGTAAAGTGACAGTGCTCGCAGGAGAATCAGGTGCGGGTAAATCATACATAGCGTCAGGAAACATAATCAAGAACGCCCAGGCACAGGGCATATTCGTGATCTTGATTGACACAGAGAACGCACTTGACGAGACATGGCTACAGGCACTGGGCGTTGACACGTCAGAAGAAAAACTCCTGAAGTTAAGCATGTCAATGGTAGACGATGTGGCAAAAACAATATCCGAATTTATGAAGGGTTACAAAGAGCAACACGCCGATAACAAGGAAGGTGCTCCCAAAGTGCTTTTCGTGATAGACAGTCTGGGCATGATGCTGACTCCAACAGACGTTAATCAATTCGAGGCAGGAGACATGAAAGGTGATCTGGGTAGGAAACCCAAGGCACTTACCGCATTGGTCAGGAACTGTGTGAACATGTTTGGAAGTTGGAACGTGGGACTGATAGCGACCAACCACACCTATGCATCACAGGACATGTTTGATCCAGATGACAAGATATCAGGCGGGCAAGGCTTCATCTACGCAAGTTCAATTGTGATAGCGATGAAGAAATTAAAATTAAAGGAAGACGAGAAAGGCAACAAGATATCAGAGGTAAGGGGTATCAGGGCGGCGTGTAAGGTAATGAAGACCAGATATGCCAAACCATTTGAAGGTGTTCAAGTCAAGATCCCGTATGACACGGGTATGGATCCCTACAGTGGTCTGGTAGACCTATTCGAGAAGAAGGGCATACTGGTACAGACCGGAAACAGGTTGAAATATGTTGACCCACAGGGCAAAGAACACATCGACTTCAGGAAAGCATGGACAGGTGATAAATTAGATATGATAATGGCGAACTTCAAAGAAAGCACTGAAGCAAAAGTGGAAAGTGTGGAAGAAGCACCAAAGTCAAAAGCAAAGAAAATCGAAATTAAAGAAGAGGAAGACGTAGAATAATGATTGATTTCACACACGAAGACATCGAGCGTTTATGGAACTCCATATCTCACTACGTACCAGAAAGGTCTAAACTAGACGCGGCAATTGATTTCATCAAAAGTCTTGACGACATAGGCATCGAGCACGACGAAATAAAAGCATCTGGTGAATTTGACCCAAAACTGGAGGAAGCGATCAATACGGTGTTCGATGAAGAGGAAGACATAGACGAATCATACGACGACGGCTACAGCGAGGATTAATGATAAACTGGTACAGTGAAGTAAGCAGGAGCCTAGCAAAGATTCCTGATTGCGTGGCGTACTTTGACAAAGAACTGCTGGAGGCCAGGAAACAGTGCAAGATCTATGGCAACCTGGAACGAGCATCAGCGGCACTACCAGGAATAGTGGAGGAGAGATTCAGCCAACTACAGCAGTTGGAGGCCATACTGGAATACCTAAACATAGAACTGAGAAGACTGAGATCGAAAACGTTCAGGAAGTTCCTGGAGAACTACAACAGAGCACTTTCAAGCAGGGACGCCGAGAAATATGTGGACGGTGAGGACGACGTTGTCGACCTGACCAAGATAGTGAACGACTTCGCACTGCTAAGGAACCAGTGGTTGGGCATAACCAAAGGGCTGGATCAGAAGCAATGGCAGATAACCAACATCGTCAAACTTCGTGTGGCGGGGATGGAAGATGCTGACATTAAGTAGACACGATCTTATTTCATTCCTACCTAAAAATTCAAACGTAATAGAAATAGGGGTCGACAACGGCGACTTTTCAAAACACATTTTAGAAAAGTCAAATCCAAAAAAGTTATTTCTTATCGATCCGTGGATCGAAATGCTCGACATCCAAAATATAAATCAAAATCATAGTAAAAAATATGATACGGTAAAAGAAATGTTTTCTAAAGATCCCCGCGTAGTAATTTTAAAAAAATCAAGCAGTGAGGCGTTGACTGATATCGATGATGGATCAATAGATTGGATTTACATCGACGGTGACCACAAATACGAATCTTGCCTTGCGGATCTACAAAATTATGCAGATAAAGTAAAAGACGACGGATACATCTGTGGACACGATTGGGTAACAAGACCAAAAAAAGGGTTTGGTGTAAATCAGGCAGTTGAAGATTTTATAAAAGAATCCGGTTTTATTTTGTGTGGTTTAACCAACGAAGAAAATTTTAAATCCTATGTCATAGCGAAAAATAAATCAGCAAAGGAAAGATTTTTTAATGATCTCAAATAGAATAATTCTAACAGACGTAGATGGTGTGCTGTTGGAATGGGAACACCATTTCACAAAATGGATGTTACAGAAATCATATTTTGACGATCGCGGCAACCGATACTATCCACACAAACTACTGCCTGACAAACAGAGCACATACGAGATGGCCCAAAGGTTTGGGGTCAGCAAAGACGAGATACGAGCATTAATCAGGGAATTCAACAGGAGTGCATGGATGGGCACACAGAGACCCATGTTGGAATCACAGACCTGGGTCAAGTTGTTGGCCGCCGAAGGGTGGACCTTCATACCTATAACATCACAGACGTCAGACATACCAGCACAGCAGTTGCGTAAGCGGAGACTGGGGGAACTGTTTGGGGATCACGTGTTCACAAATTACCACATCCTAGGCACGGGCGCCGACAAAGATTCAGCATTAGCGGAGTTTCATGATACTGGGCTGTATTGGGTAGAGGACAAGCCAAACAACGCTGTAGCCGGGCTCAAATACGGTTTAAAGCCCATATTAATAGACCACCCATACAACAGAGACTTTGAACACCCAGATGTCATACGAGTAAATAATTGGCAGGAAATACACAAATTACTATCAGGAAGATCATGAAGATTTACGTAGGATGGGACAGCAGGGAAGACATAGCGTACCAAGTGTGCGAGCACTCGATCAAGCGTAGGGATCCGGAAGCAGAGGTCTATCCACTCAAACAGAACAAGATGCGAGAGCAAGGTATCTATACTAGAGATGTAGATAAACTTGCATCAACAGAATTCACATTCACTAGATTCTTCGTACCTTACCTCAACAACTTCAAAGGCTGGGCGGTGTTCTGCGATTGCGATTTCGTTTGGAAAGTGCCCGCTAAAGAACTAGAGAAATATTGTGATGATTCCAAGGCAGTGGTGTGCGTACAGCACGATTACACACCAGAGGATGGTTCCATCAAGATGGACGGACAGATACAGACGGCATATCCCAGGAAGAACTGGAGTAGCATGGTTCTGTGGAACTGTTCCCATGAGAAGAACAAGATCCTAACCCCTGAATTCCTGAACAAGCAGACACCAAAGTTCCTACACAGGTTCTCATGGTTAGAAGATTCAGAGATAGGATCACTGCCACACGCTTACAATTGGTTGGTGGGTTGGTACAAGGAACCCAAAGATGGTTCACCAAAGATACTTCACTACACAGAGGGCGGACCATGGTTCGATGGGTATAGAGACTGCGAATATTCAGATGATTGGAAGAAAGAGGTAATAAACTTATTCAGCGCATGACAAATCTCTTGGAACTGAACAAAAAATTCAATACCGACAAGGGAGGTAAGCACTGTTATCTACAGGAGTACTATCAACCGAAGTTTTCTCCAATAAAAGAAAGCACTAAAAAAATATTAGAGATAGGAGTGTATGAAGGCGCATCTATAAAACTTTGGAAGGATTTTTTTGATAATGCTGAAATTTACGCTCTAGAAATACTACAGAAACGTGCGGGTATGTTTCAAGGTGACCACCGTGTAAACTTAATCATAGGCAGTTCAACAGAACAAAAATCATACAACAACATTCCTTATGATATAGATATTATTATAGATGATGGATCTCACAGACCCGAAGATCAATACCGTACGTTCTTGAACGCATACAAACATCTCAAACAAGGTGGAATCTACATCATAGAAGACGTACGCGACATAGACAATCTAAAATCATTAATGAACGAATACAAAGACCAATTAGAGATTTTTGATTATAGGAATCTGGCAGAGCCTGACACTGTAATTTTTGAAATTAAAAAATAAAAAACATGAACTGGGAAAAACTAAAACCCAATCACTACTTCAAGGAACCTGTAGAATACATTTACTCCTCGACCATTTTTGACCTAAAGGAATATGATAAACTTTACGAGAATCAAAATAACCTCAATCATAAAGTTTGGCAAGATTTTGATAAAAAATATAAAATAGGTTTTCAATTTTTAGACGACATAAGAGACATCAATGTAATGAAAGAAGTAATATGTCTCTGGTTTTTTAAGGAAAGAAATGATCGAAGTGGGGGAGAAGACATAGAATTATCTGGAAAAAAAATAAAATATATTCAAAACACTTTCTTAATAACGGAATCAAAAAAAATAAAAGTATTAGAAAAAAAAGACGAATACATACGTAGGCCTTGCCTGCAGGTGGATCTAGATTATAAATCATTTAGACAAATAGTTGAAAATCTTAGATGATTCAGATCAGGTAGTATTAAAAAAGTTTCTTAGCCTTATCTAGCATACCATAATCTGGTTGAAACTTTTTTTGACCGCTGGCATGCCCAAAGTAACAATTGGTGCCATTCTTCTTGTTATATCGCCAATCCATCCTTTCCACTTTGACCCCAGACTCTAGCATGGCGTAAATCAATTGCTCGTTGTCGTCGCCTTTGAGATTTTGGTAATCAAGATGATGTTTCATTTTCTCCACTGCAATCTGATTCAACATAAACACTCCGGCATTGAACCTGGATTGTTTGAGAACAGTAGTATCGAATTTTTCAAGACATGTGCCCTTGGCACGATCTTTGTGATACGCCAACGTGTTTTTATTTGCTATCCTATCATATACAGGTTTGAAAGTCTCCAACGATGGATATTGATCAAACACGTTAGGCGAATCAGGCCAGACTATCACATCTGTGTCTAGGTACAGTATGTGATCGTATTGTTCCCACCATGTCTCATTGAAAAATAGATCAAACCTTTCAAACGTGGGGTGTATCCA